TGAGCAGTAACTTCACTACCATTGGACACACCTGTAATTAAAATAGGAGAGCTTGAACTAGTAGCACCTGCGCCACCAACTTGTGCAACAAACCCTGTAATAGCATCATCACCAACGTCACTAGGTGCAGTGAAAGCTACACTAACTCTTGCATTTCCTGCAGAAGCAGTTGGACTTGTGGGTGGGTCTGGAGCTTGCAAGCCCCTATGACCTATAAAGCCGCCTGTACGTCTTGGCATTAATGTTTTCCTTAGTCTACTAGAAGTTCGTAACTAACCAAGTATGTTAGATCACTGTTTGCAGAAGCTGTAACAGCAAGCAAGTCTGTTTCATCTAAGTAGAAACCGTTGTCTTTACCTACAACAACTAGAGATGAGTCAGCAGGTACGGATATGGTACTAGCTATTTTTACATAGTTAGATCCGTTGTCTGTGCTTACTTCTACTGTAACATCAGCAGCATTTGTACCATCTATGTTTGCAATGATAAGTGAATTTATCTTTGCACAGTTTTCTGCAGGAACATCCACAATGTCTGCTCTACTTGTTGTCACCGCACCAACTGCTACCTTTGGAGTAATAGTTGCTACATTAATTATATTTGGGGTTGCCATTTACTTTACCTTTCTATCCAAATACTATTGCCATAGCAATGGCAAATCCTTTACTAGCTGAACTACCTGCTGCATAAGTTTTTACATCTGATGCAGGAATTGTTTTCATTGTTCCGTTATCATTGACTATAAATCCGTCAGCGTCTGCTAGTGTTATTGAACCACCAACAGAGGTATCGCCATCTAGTAAATTTATTTCTGATGCAGTTGCTGTAGCACCATCAAGTATATTTAACTCTGCAGCAGTAGATGTTACATTTGTACCACCAATATCTAGCGTTGTCAAGGATACTTCACCTGCAACCGTAACAAGTCCATCTGCAACAGTTATTAAGTCTGTGTCATCTGTGTGACCAATAGTTGAACCGTTAATAAGAACATCATCAATGTCTAATGAGCCACCAGATATAAGTCCTGTAGTGGTGATAGTAGAAGAACCTGTGTCAATATTTCCAAACCCAGAGGTAATACTACCAGAGTCTAATGCTCCCACTGTAGTAGCTGCAGTAGTTACAAGGTTAGGCATTGCAGTTATTTCATCATCAAAGTATGCAGCAAGGTCTGTCACAGCCACTTGAACCATAGTGCCGTTGTCGTTCATAACAACACGGTCTGCATCTGCCACTGTGGTTGATGTAGCAGAAGTATCACCATCTACTATATTAAGCTCTGCTGCTGTACTAGTTACACCATCTAAAATATTAAGCTCTGCTCCAGTAGCAGTAACTGCAGTACCACCATAGTTTAAGTTACCTGCACCTATTACAATCTCACCTGTACCTTTAGGAGTAAGTGCAATACCTATATTAGTGTCTCCTCCTGTAGCCGCAATTATTGGATTGCTACCACTAGCATTGTTAGTAATCTCTAATTGATTTACAGCAGAGCTTGTTGTTTGAAATACAACTAATTCATTACCGTTAGCATCAGCTATAAAACCACCATCAGCTATCTTAGGTGCAGTGAGTGTTTTATTAGTAAGTGTTGCAGTTGAAGCAGTTGAAACTAAGTCAACGTCACCGCCTGTGCTTGGAAGTGTTAAAGTGTTTGAAGCTGCTTCTGAGTGTGGTGCTGCTTGAAGTGTTTGTGCGTGAGCGTTTCCTGACTCGCAGTAAAACTTTATCTGTGATCTTGATCCTGAATTTTTAAGATCAATTAATCCTGATTCAATCCCTACATTACCATCAAGTAGAACTTGTCCAGAACCCTTTGGTGTTATCTTTAAGCTTATGTTGGTGTCACCGCCTGTTGCAGACAACTCAGGTGCATTACCTGTGGCAGCGTTAGTTATGTCAAACTGATTGACTGCAGAACTTGTAGTCTGAAAAATAATCTGCTCATTACCGTTTTCATCAGCAATAAAGTGTGCATCATCAATTAGTATGTTGTGTGAGTTAGTATCTAAGTTACCACCTAGCTGTGGTGTGGTGTCTTCTACTATGTTTGATATATTACCTGCTACACCAGTACCTGCAATAATAGTGCTACGTGTAATTTTTTTAAGTCCACCACCAGATGTATCTACAGCTATAAATACATCATCGTCTGCGGCTGTGCTGATCTCAGACAAATCTCCCACAGCAGTAGGATTAAAGTTCGTGCCATCTGCAATTAACAAATGTCCTGAAGTATTAGTACCCATAGTAAGATCGTCACCACCAATAGTGAGATCTCCTGTAAGTGTGAGGTTTCTTATACCAGTGTAGTCTTTGTTAGCATCTAGTACAACTGCTTTAGATGCAATGGCTGTACCCACAGCAGTGCTACCTAAGTCAAGAGCATTAAGCTCTCCCACTACTGCTGTAATACCATCTAAAGTATTTAGTTCTGCAGCCGTGGCAGTAACACCGTCCATGATGTTAAGTTCAGCAGCAGTAGCAGTTATAGCTGTACCATTAAAGTTTATTGCATCTGCATGAAGTGTACCGTCAAAGTAACCATCTTTAAATTCAAAAGAACTAGACCCTAAGTCTACGTCATCATCTGTTGTAGGTAATATTGATCCATTGTTAAAAGTAACCTGTGTCTCACCACCTGTAGTAATGGTAATAACATCAGACCCACTAAACGCTATGCTTGTGTTTGAATCAGCATCACCTGAAATACTATCTAGTTGTATATCACCTGCGTTAGTAAAGTTAGAGTCGCTAAGATCAAACGTGCCTGTAACATCTAAGTTACCACCTACAGATAAGTTTCCTGATATATCGACTGCACCGTTGATGTCAACAGTGGTAGCTGCAATTTGTATTTCAGTGTCAGCAACAAGGTCAAGCTGACCGTCAGTGCTAGAATTAATATAAATAGCAGTATCACGAAACTGTAACTTTTCTGTCGAAGCAATAAGTATATCATCAGAAAACTCAAAGTAATCCTCATCTTCCATCCATTTTAATACACCGTCACTTGTTTCACCATCAAACGTTAGGGTAATATCTGTTCCTGCTGTGCCTAAACCTATAGTAATACTGTGACCTGCAAGCGTAGTTATAGGTCCACCTTCTCCAGTTGTACCATCGTGTGTGTGTCCTGTACTAGCAGCAAAGGCGGCAAGAAGCTGATCAAACTCATCATTAGTGTCTGATGCTTGAATTATGTCACCCTCTGTATACGTGGACTGTCTTGTGTATGTAGCACCCATTAGCGTCTAGCTCCTACTTGATATTCTAATTGAAATCCTTTTAGTGAATATGGTGGAGATTCACCACTATCATCTATTTTTAATGCAACAGTAAAACCAGAACCTTCAACAGGCTGTCTTACTAGAGGCTGTGATCCTCCTCCATAAACAAACTGTGTAGTAGAAGAGGAGGTACTGTAAACAGATGTACCATACTGCGCTCCTACTGTGGAGGTGGTTAAACTATAAGCTGCAGGTCTTGATGCACCTACGCTGTCGTTGTCGTATCTTAAAAGTAAATCTGCGCTGATGTTAGCCTCTGGCTTGTAGTTAAGTATGACTCTGTGCATAGTCTTTCTTACACCTACATCTCCGAAGTTTAAGTCTGGACTTCTGTACCTTCCTAGTATGGCTGTACCATCAAAGTTGTTACCTTTTTCTTGACGTTGAACAAAACCGTCAAACGTGCCGTGTATAACTACAACATCACCTGCTTCTACAAGAGTGTCTGTGCATGATGGTTTAATACCTAGTGACTCAGCAAACTCAAAGCCATCGCCTTTCATAACACATATAACACCCTTAGTTCTTTTTTGTGATATAGTATCTTTAGTAAAAAATATTCTGTACTGTGTTTTATCAGGTATGACAACACTTTCAAAAAGGCTAGAATCTGTTATGTTCTCATCAAATAAAGACTGAACGTTTTTAGATATTGTACCTAACTCAACGTCACCAATCCTAGCTGTACCAGCAACTGTGCGTAAACCATCAGGACCAAGAAAGATTAAATCACCTGCAAATTCTTGGATAGTATTTCCGTTTACACAACCTATGTTTCTAGTCACAGGCTCTACAGCGAAGTTTGCTAAAGCAGAACCTGTCAGTTTAAATATCCTGTTCTCGCAAAATATAAACAGATTGTCACGAAAAACTTTTAGTCCTACGATAGTATCATCTACATTAATACTACCAGCACCATCTCCTGAGTTAAAACCGTCTTCGTCAAAAGGTTCGCTAAATACTATAGTTGATGGTGTCGTAGATTTACCTGCGTAAAACATGTGGTTTCTAAACGCAGCTACAAACTTTGAACCAGCCACCGTGCTTTCGCTTACATCTGTAGCTGTCATAGATGAATTAAACACCACAGGTGCGTTAGTTCTATCTACACATATAAACTTATCATTGCCATCAAAGTTAAATCTTTCAAAGTCATACTTGTCTGCGTTGGTTCTACCTGAATCTCTTTCTGTCCAGTTTTCTGACACTGCATCGTCTATAGCGTGATTTGCTGCAGTTGTACTAGACGTTGATCTCGTGACACCTGTAAAGGTTGTGCTAGTTATACCTGTGTAAGTAAACTCTTCACTGTTTATTACTAGTGTGCCACTAGATCCAAAACCTGCAGTAGAGTCTACGTTTAACGTACCAGATCCTGTCATAGAAGTTGTTGATACTATTTTTTGCGACAGCTCTGTTGAACCTGCAGTAAATATCTTTTCACCCCTAGCTGCAACCACCCTGTCAGCAAATCTAGCTGTCATCAAAACTTTTTCTGTAGAGCTAGATGTTTGTGGCACTATCTGGTTAACGTATTTACGAAAACCATTAATGCGTCTATAACCACCTTCAACGTCAGGCTCAAAGTTTTCTAGAACTAAAGCTTCACCTGGTTGCATAAGAAAGGTGGACCTGTTTAAAACTAGCCCACCCTCACAGTTATAAGCTGCTGGTTGTAGTGTTGATGTATCTGGCATTTTATGATACTCTTAGTACAGGATTATACGTTGTTGTAGCACCGCCCATTAATGTAGATCTTACGTAGTCGTATTTGTTTATTACAAGTGTTTGCATATTCTTTATGCCTTGTTGAAATCTCTCAAAGTTTACTTGATACTGTTGTATCTCTCCACGATACTGATATACGTAGGCTACTGCACCATCTATTATGACAGTTGCAAACCTGTCAGGTATTGTCGTTGTATCTGTTGCTGCAGATAAGTCTGAGGGAAACGTGAAGTAATCAAATATTAATGTATATTGTTTATCTGGAAAAGGGTATAGTATATAATTGTTGTCAGGAGTACGCACTATAAATCTGGGTATGCCACCCTTCGTAAACTGAGTTACTGTTGTGCTGTTTGCAATTGCTGCTGCTGTTGTATCGTTTGCACCTCTAGTACATCCTGTGAAATCGTTACCTGTTATACCTGTATAAGTTATCTGCTCACCGCCTATGAACAAAGTGCCTGTGGCATCAAAGTCAGATGTATCTGCAACGGTTATTGTTGTTACGGATGCTGATAATCCAGACGATGCATTGACAGTTGTAGAAGCAATGTCATCTTCTTGTACAGCATAATCTCTTGATATGTATTCGTTGTAATTTAGTTTAGTCAGGCTATTACCTGCTGAACTTAAATCTTCATCTTTTTTTATCCTAGCTGTGTTGTAGTCTATATACTTTGTGCTCGTTGGAACAGTATACTTAGCAACACCTGGAGTAAGTGTAGAGGAGTTTGATGCGTGGTTAAAAGGATAAGCAAACTCTCTCTGATTAATATATCTTATAGATTCATTGACAGCATTTTGACACTGTGTCTGTACACCTCTTGGGCTTGCAAAGTTAGAAGACGTAAGTTCTACCTCGTTCATCCTAACTAGTGTTTTATTTGTCAGTGTAAGAAATGTCTCTGCCATAAGTACTTCCTAATATGTGATAAGGGGGCCAGTTGCCCAGCCCCCAAAGTATTATGCTAGTAGATCACGGTCTACTTCATTAGCAGAACTTGATCCTGAGACATCATCCATGATTACGCACACAGCGTAGACACGGATAATACCGCCAGTAATAGTTCCACTTGACGCATGAATCTCTACGTCAATAGTGTCTGCTGATGCAGTAAACACTGGTAAGTTGGAA